CAGGGCCACTCGAAGATCTCTTTAGATTCACAACTGATACTTTTAAAAAGGCTTCAGGAAGAAAACTCACTTCCATCGAATGCCATGATATCGTCTGTAAGATTGCAGAAGTTGTCGTGGTCGGAGGTGTGCGACGATCAGCACTTATATCGCTTAGTAATCTCACTGATGAGCGGATGCGAGATGCAAAGTCCGGGGCTTGGTGGAACGACAATCCGCAGCGCGCATTGGCCAATAACTCTGTTGCGTACAAAGAGAAGCCAGACATTGGTATCTTTATGGAAGAGTGGGTTTCGCTTTATAAGAGCAAAAGTGGTGAGCGTGGTATCTTCAATCGTGAGGCTTGCAAAAAGACTGTTGCCAAACTAGGTGATCGTCGTGATCCTTCTTATGAGTTTGGTACAAATCCATGTTCTGAGATCATCCTGCGAGACCGTGAATTCTGCAATCTCACAGAAGTTGTTGTAAGAGCAACCGATACCGCAGAGGATCTTGCTCGTAAGGTGCGTCTAGCGACGATCCTAGGTACATTCCAAGCGTCTTTAACGAACTTCCCATACCTCTCAAGCGAGTGGAAGAAGAACTGTGAAGAAGAGGCTCTGTTGGGTGTCTCCTTAACAGGTATTCTTGACAATGAAAATATGGCAAATGATGTTCTTAATTTAGAAAAAGGTTTAACCATACTAAAACAACTAGCCATTAAGACAAACAAGGATTTTGCAAAGAAACTAGGAATCAATCCAGCCGCTGCAATTACTTGTGTTAAACCATCTGGAACCGTATCACAACTTGTTGATGCCGCATCTGGCATTCATCCTCGACACTCAGATTATTACATCCGCACAGTTCGTGCCGATCAAAAAGATCCCTTATGCAAGATGATGATGGATATGGGATTCCCCCATGAAAAGTGTGTTATGAAGCCTGATTCTGTTATGGTGTTCTCGTTCCCAACTAAGTCTCCTGAAGGATGCTTGACTCGTAATGATCTTTCTGCTTTGGATCATTTGAGACTTTGGTTGACTTATCAGCGTAACTGGTGCGAACACAAGCCAAGCATTACTGTAACCGTTCGTGAGAACGAATGGATGGAAGTTGGTGCATGGGTATATAAGCACTTTGATGAGATCAGTGGTATTTCGTTCCTACCACACAGTGATCACAATTATCGTCAAGCACCATATCAAGAGTGCAGCAAGGAAGAGTATGAAACACTACTCGCTAAGATGCCAAAGAATGTGAATTGGTCTGATCTTGTCAAGTATGAGAAGGAAGATAAGACTTCTGGTACTCAAACATTTGCTTGCAGCGGCGACAAGTGTGAGTTGGTAGATATTACTTCATGATGAAAGTCGGTTCGCTGTTTTCAGGAGTAGGAGGCCTTGACCTCGGATTTGAGCGTCAAGGCTTTCCTATTTCTTGGGCGTGCGACAAAGAAAAACATTGCAGAGCAATTTTAACAAAGAATTTTCCAAACGCAAAGATCTACGATAATGTTTGTACCATTGATCCTACAAAAGTGGACGCTGTTGATATCGTTATTGGCGGTTTTCCTTGTCAAGATTTGTCTGTTGCTGGTGGAAGAAAAGGATTAGAAGGAGAAAGATCAGGTTTATTTTATGAGTTTATTCGAATCGTCAGAGACATGCCAACAAGACCATCCTTCGTGGTGGTTGAAAATGTCCCCGGAATGCTCACAAGCAATAACGGAAGAGATTTCGCAGTCGTTCTCAATGAAATGGTCAAACAGTGGAGTCCTAAATCTATCGCATGGCGAACATTGGACAGTAGATACTTCGGAGTTCCCCAAAAACGCGAAAGAGTGTTCATTGTCGCAGATCTTAGAGGAGAACGCGCATCAGAAATACTTGATCTCAAAACCGACATGCGAGGGGATATTAGAGAGAGGGCAAAGAAAGGGAAACACTTTGTATCCACCTTTAGCCAACTCTTTGACGAGTATGCTACAGAATATCCACAAACCATAAGAAAGTCACGAAAGGCTCAAACAAGTAATGACTTTGAGACTTGGATAAAGACGGACTACGCTAACACATTGAATCTCTTTGATGTTGGACAGAGATCAAGTGTATTGGTTGTTGAGAATGAAGATATTACCAGAATTCTAACGCCAATTGAATGGGAAAGACTACAAGGATTTCCAGACAACTGGACAGAAGGTTTATCTGATCGCGCAAGATACAATCAAATGGGAAATGCTGTTACTGTAAATGTGGCTGAATGGATCGCAAAACGGCTTAAAGAAACTATATAATTGTGCAGGAGTAGTGGATTGGATAACCTCGGAGTCCTCGAAGTAACGACTCCCTAGGCCCAAACCCACTACTCCTGTTAGGTTAATATCTAAAACTAAATAATTACGATGCATTACAAAACAGTCTTTTTATCTGACTTCCATCTTGCTTCCAAGAAAGCAAAGACAAAGCCTCTGATCGCATTTTTAAAGAACAATGAATTTGATAACATCTTCCTTGTGGGAGATATTATTGATATATGGAGATTCAAACAGGCATTCTCCATGAGTTCAGAAAAGCAGACGCATCACATGGAAGTGATCGAAAGATTGCTCAAACTTTCTCGCAAGGGAACAAAGATTCATTACATTTATGGAAACCATGATGAGTTCATGGCAAAGTTCTCAGGCCATCATATCTTTGGCAATATCAGTTTGAGTGAACGAGAAGAATACACCACTTCTTCAGGAAAGAAATTTCTTATTCTTCATGGACATCAGTTTGACTTTCTCACAAAGTTTCCTGTTAGTTCCTATATCTACAAACTAGGTGATCATGCATATGAACTGATCTTGGAAATAAATGATTGGTTCAATTGGTGCAGAAGAATGATGGGAATGAGATACTGGTCTATCTCCAAGTATGTGAAGATTAAAGTAAAGAGAGCAGCCCAGTTCATCGAAAGCTTTGAAAGCGTTGTTATTAAATACGCCAAGGAAAAGAAATATGATGGTATTGTCTGCGGGCATTTACATGAACCTAAGTTGTATACTGTAAATAATATTACATATGCTAACTGTGGCTGCTGGACAGAAAAAGACAATTGCACATTTCTGTATGAAGATACAGATGGCTCATTGAAGTTGGATAACTATGCGATCCATTGATCTAATCATAGATGAATTCAAAAGAGTATCAGCACTTACTCTTTGTTTCATGATTATATTTCCTTTGATGATCTTTGGAATGTTTGAAGGAATGATAAAGGAATTCATTACAAAGCGAAGAAAAACTGGGTGTGAAGTATGAGTCATAAATATTTGTATGATTTATGCAGGCATTGATTACAGTTTAACTTCCCCAAGCATTTGCATCTACAACAGCAGTCTAGGTGATTTCAAATTTGATCGTTGCATGATCTATTTCTTATCTGATGTAAAGAAACTACAGACATTGTTTCTTGGAAATGTCCGTGGTGAAAGTTTTGAGGATTATAATCACGAATGTCAAAGATACGACACAATCTCGGATTGGGCGATACAATATTTAATCGGTTGCACAATGGTTGGCCTAGAAGACTATGCCTTCGCGGCCAAGGGAAGAGTGTTCCACATAGCGGAGAACACGGGTATCTTAAAATACAAACTGTTTCAACACAGCATCCCGGTGGAAACGATTCCACCAACAGTAGTGAAGAAGAACGCAACTGGCAAGGGGAACGCGGACAAGCAGAAGATGTACGAATGTTTTGTGCAAGAAACTGGCGTAATGCTGAAAGATATTATTACCCCCAATAAAAAAGATGTCGGAAACCCTGTTTCCGACATCGTAGATTCTTACTATATTTGTAAGAGTCTTTGGCAGACAGTATCTGCCACGAATTAGTAGGTTTTTTTCTTCAAAAACTGCGAGAGTATAAATACTCTACCAACAGTTGAAGTAGGGTTAACCTTATCAACGCCTCTCATTTGAGGATTTTCCCAAAGTGTCTTGGCTGGATCACCTCCTTGTAATAGGGGTCCTCGCGGAGAAACTTCATATTGAGGGTGCTTCGGTAAAACCATACTAATCCTTTTTCGCACGATATTGTTGTATCTCAGACCCGGAGAGCAAAGGCACACCCAAAAGGTGTGTCTTTGTGTTTAATCTCCGGGTTTTCCGTCAACTTCTACTGTATGTGTAGTTTTTCCAACTGAATTTGCTGTTGGTTCTTCTTCTATACATGTTATTGGTTTTCGTATGAGATGTCTATATCCCCACATGAGTAGAAGAATTGCTAGTGGTCCATACCAGAATAACCAACCATAAGTTGGCTGAAAAGGACCTGGATTTGCGATTTTATCTTTCAATTCCAACATTACTACATTGTCTGAAGTTGGATCTGGAACGATGAATGGATCGCTAGAGCAGCCAATAAGCATTAAAGTTGAGATGATTGCAGTTAATAATTTCATATTGGTACTCCTTATGACTTATTTGGTGTTGCTGCTGCGGTTCCGAAGTAGAAACCAACGATACTTAAAAGAACTTCGCGGTTCTCGGAAGTCCAGAAGAATCCATTGATTTCAACGAATGCTTTCTTTGCGCTTGATGGGATCAATCCAAATAATGCTTCGTTGTGTTTAACATCTACTTCTACGAATGTTGGTATTCCGAAGAAGGGGAGGATAAATGGAGCAGCGAATGCACCAAAGAGAACTGTAAGGACGATGATTTGTCTAACGACACGACCAGCATCCAGTGGAACTCTTTGTGCTGCTTGATTTTGATTATCGGTTGTTTGTTTATTTGCAGTAATTAACCGCTCAAACATTTCCTTTTGATCTTGACTCTTTTGAGCCATGAATTTGAAAAGGAACCCGGTTAGTCCACCGCCAACCATACTAATAAGTTCAGGTGAAAACATAATTTACCTCCGTTATCTGTATTTATGCTTTAGACTTATTTCCCGCGAGTTTGTATTGAATTTGCCACATTTTTCTCTGGGAAACCACCAGGTCCTTCTCTAACAAATTTGGCTTGTGTTTCCATAGGACCTGGTTTTCCGAGTACAGATACAAGTCCTTCGTGTTCTTCTCCGGCATGTGTCTTAAGATTAAATTGACCAGTGTGTTCTTTGAATTGATCCAACAACGCATGTTTTGCCGAAGTTATATGTCCGTGAGCAGTAAATGCTGCTTCTAAATGTGAATGATGATCTTGAATCAAACTATGGAAAGTTTGAACCATCTTTCTTCTTGTGTTTTCTGATAATTTTCGTTGTGTGGTTTTTTCCATATAAACTGGAATGAATTTTTTCAGTTCATGTACACTTCTAACACCAGATGTTCTTGCTGCTTCATTTGAGTAAGTTTGAAGAAAATCTCTCATTTTTTTATCACCCGATAGAGCCCTCAAAGAACTACTAACACCAGCATGTCTGAGTATTTTTTCTGCTCTTTGTAGATGCCCCCGAACTATTGTATCTCTCTCTGGGGTGAGATTTAATTTTGTTTCTTTTGTTATTCTTAAATCGGGAATGTGGGTTCCTTCTGCTTTGACATGAGAAGGATCAACATGACTGCTGCTTTTTATTAAATCAAGACCTTTAGTCTTATATGTGGAGTGAGGGGCAAAACCAATAGATGTTCCATGTGGTGCCTGATATGTAATCGCATTTGGTTTTATTGTTCCAGTATGAGGATCAGTAAATAATAAATCGCCTTGAACTGCTGTTCCTCTTTTTAAACCAGACATTTTCTTTACTAGATCTAAACCAGCAGACAATCCTTTTATCTTATAATCGGGCTCACCAGCATCAATCATTTCTTGTTGTGATGTATATTCCTTTGCACCCGATTTGTACGCAACAGCCGTTTTTCCATTTGTGTGTTTCTTTAATACAACACTCATACCACCATCTGCTTTTAATGATAAAGCATGATCTGGTGTTTCTCTTCCGTGAAATCTAGAATGAACCGCAGCAACATGTTTAACAGGAAGAAGCGGATCTCCATAGAACATCCAATCACCAACATGTGTCATGTGCCCGGTTGTTTGAACATTTCTTTTTTTCGCTGTTTTCTTTTTTGCTTCTAAAAGCAGTTCTTCGTATAGTTTTCTTCTTGTTGGTCCAGATCTTTTGTATTTTTTTGCTGCACTTTTTGGTACTACTACATTTTTAACATTATCTGGATTTTGTGTTACGCTTATATCTGAAACACCGGCAATTCCACCACCACTTATAGCATTTGCAGGACCAGCAACAGCACCATCTTCAAAAAGTGGCATTACATGCTCTAGAAAAATTTGACCATTACCACCTAATGCATCAACTTCTTCTGATAAAGCATTTAATGCTGCCATTGGATTGGTTATAGTATATCTAACCAATGGATCAGATGAAGTCATTAATGCTCTTTTTAGAATAACAATAAGTCGATTATATGAGTTTCCTGCTCTTCTTTCTCTATCTGTTTTATAATGATCTGCATCTTTTAAAAACTTACCATGAGAATCTATGATTCCGGCCTTGTAAATGTCCATCTGGGTGTATGGTTTGGATAACTCAGAGAGGAAATCCCAGATGGTGAAACTTGTTACAATGTCGGAGAAAGATAGATTGCTCATTTTAGATTATTCAGTATGGTTGTTACTCTGTGATCACTTACAATTTTAGTCAAGTCAACTTCAGGTATGGTTTTTGGTATTATCTGCAAATAATCTAGAAATGATTTAAGGTATGGATGTAGTTTTGGACACACTTTAAAGAAAAGGATTCGAGAGCAGGCTTCATTCCCAAACACATTATTCAGTAGAATTATGTGGTTTAGTATTAGTCTTTCTTTCAAATCCTTTTTCTTATCATATCTGTTTAGCAACCTCTTAATATACTTCACCCGTGTTAAGTCATCATTAAATTCATTGATGCCTTTACACACCGGATTATCATATGCCTGCATGGCATACATGATAAAGTTTTCATCATTAAGAGGTCCAAATTTCATTACTTAGTTCAGGCTTCTTCGATTTGTGCATTAATCAT